TTAGAAAGTCTTGACATAAACATTGATTTGAAAATATATTATTAATTTCATAATGTGTTATTGTTGACATCTTATATATAATTATAAGATAATTTTAATTCAATTTTTTATAAAATTGATTGTAAAATAATATAAATATATGTATATTATAGTAGTATGGATATGAATTCATCATCATTAGTTGACCATAACGGAAATTCAATAACATTTTTATTAACAAAAGAATACAGAGAACTAAAAGATAAAGAAATTCGTAAAACCATTTTAGAACAGAAATGTTCTGAAATGCAATTGAATGTTGAAAAATATGTGGAAGAAATTAGAATATTAAAAGAAGAAAAACGATTATTAGAAGAAACCATTAATCTTTTGAAAAATAGAATACAAGAATTGGAAAATAATAACGAAAATTTATCAAATCGTGTATTAATGTTAGAGCAAGAAAAAGATGAAAATGCAAAATTACTGAAAATAAGCCAATGTGTCTTTGATTACAAGACGATTATGAAAAATAAAATTGTTAATGGTGATGAATATTTTAAAAATATTGATTTATTTAAAATTTTAAAAGGAAACTATGATAATCAATTAAGAAAGGAAGAACTTGACATTAAAATAAAAATGAATGATAATATAAACAAATTATATGGGGAACGAAACAGAAGTGGTTAAAAAATGAATAATGGAATAGAAAAACTGAAAGAATATTTTAGTCAATTAACATTTGAGAGAAATCACCATTCACACCCAAAAATGAATAAAAGTGAAATAAATGTGTTGGAATCAAATTTTATAAAATATTGCAATGATAAATGGCCTAATGATTCTATCAATACTGTTATTACAAAGAATATTTTTGATGAACTAAAGAGTGAATTGAATTGAAACATCATTAATTATTGAATATATTTAAATGGAATTATTGCATTGGATTGATGAAACAAAAATTGGGAATAATTGTCATTAATGCTGTAATTACTAAGGATATTTTGGTGAATTAAAGGGGGGAAAGTTTTAACATTAAAAGGAGGGGGTCGTAGGGGGGAAGGGTGCTTCGCACCCAACTAGGACACGAAGTGTCCTTAAACCTTGGTTCCCCTACTCCCTACCCACTACTCCATCGGTATCCTTTATAAATTTCATCTGTATCAATAAGTCGAGACAGTGTTGTGTTGGACATTTGAAATAATTTTATAATATCGCGTTTGGATGGATATGTTTTCAAAACTGTATTTGTTTTTGGGTCGATTTGTTGAATTTTTTTTCCAACGGTTGGAGTGAATTTTTCTGGTAAAGTATTATTCAATAAATATTCACTTTGCATTTCTTCCGAACATTTGTCGAAATAATTCCAATAATGACCACTGGATTGTGTATCTTCTTTGATGGCTCGAGAGAAACCGTTTGTTTTCATATTTCTTGCTTCTGCCGCATCCTTTTGTGTGGCAAATACTTGCACAATTTTAGTTTTTTTTATATCCATCATTGCTATATAATGAATATCCGTTGAACGACTTTTACTGGCTACGGTTTCAGGTATGGTTTGTGGTGTCGGTTCATTTCGATGAACTATAAACCATCGATGGTCTTTATAAATGGTATTATTTATTGTGGCAAGTTTCAAAGCACTGACACTGATATTTCCCTCTTCTCTCTCGGCATCGGCGGGAGAATCATAGATTTTTATGGGCGTTTGCAAATTGTCGGGGTCATATTTATAGATTTGTGGAATTCTCTCACCATTATTTCTTTTCTTTACTTGAAAATTCGAGAGAGTATAACCTACAGGTCTTTCTTCGATTGCATTATCATTTTCTTTTTGTTTCAAAATTACCTTTTCTTTTTCCAAAAGAAGATTTTGAATCTGAATATCTAGTTCCTTTTGTATAATTATTTTATCCTCAACATCATTTCTTAATTGTTCAGTTTTTTGTCGTTCTTGTTCCATTTCAATACTATTTTCATTGTCTTCAAATTTTGATTTATTTTCTTGAATTATTTTTATAAATTCATTATATTGTGCATTATCCACTAAATATGTTTCTCTCGTTGAAATACCATTTTGAATGGTTTGTGCTTCATGATATTGTGAAATAAATGAATGTTTATGAATAAAATTTTCAAATGGTATCATATTGTTAGTTTCTATAATGTCCAATAAAAGGGGTTCAGCAATTCCATATTGAGTTGCAATATTGTTTATTCTGGATTTAATATCTTGAGATGAACCAATTTTTATAATATAATGAGTTTCATCCACATCATTCAATTTGCAAATGTAAATGAGTTTTTTTTTGTGAAATGCTTTTAATAAAGTATTATGATGACTTTTTTTACATTTGTTTTCCAATAATTTTCTGTCTATTTCTCTCTCCTGTTGAAGTTTATACATTCCGTTGATTCTTATTTCTTTCAGAACATTTACAACCCAATCTTGAAAAAATGATGCAATAGGTTTTCTTGACCTTCCAAGAATTTTATAGAGACCAAATTCAGTTAAAAAAACTGTTTCTTGTTTTCCACCTAGGGTGTCAATTAAAATGACAGTCTTGTATTTTTCATCCAAATCACGAAGATTTTCCCGAATATTTTTAATTTCAAGCAATTTGCCAATTTGGTTTGCCTGAAAAAGTGGGTCTTCTAAAGTTCCCTGAATGTTGATTTCGTGGTTTGTGTCAAGTAATGAAAATGCCTTAAGGATGTCCATTATACAATATAAGGACGTATTTCTTTATATTGTTTTGGAAATGTATAAATGATTATATAAAACAATTTAAAAGAAGCAAAATGAATAAGAATTTAGAAAAAATATACTATAAAAATTTTATTCCAATAAATTAATTAAATCAATTTCCCTGAAATTCTTTTCTTTAGGTAGTCTATAATATAATATGGGTGGAGCCTCAAATAGCATCGGGGCCTGTCTCACCAAAAGTGAGGCAAGTGATTGTAGATACATATAACGTATCTATGATTGCGACACGTCCAAATTGCGGGGAAATCTTGTTAGGTTCTCAATACTAAATTATATAGGAAACTGTATAATGGTGAAAGTTAATCACTTTCAGAGTAAAAAGTTGAGAAATAGAGACAATCCGCAGCCAAGCCTCTAAGTTCGCTATGTTAGAATATGAGGAAGGTTCAACGACTAAATGGTTGTGGGGATGAATGATTTAACACATCATTATGATTCCTTAAAATATAGTCTACTCCTACTCGAGAGAGTAATGTGCCCATTTAAAAAGCACGTGGAGAATATAAAGAGGAAATTCTTTATAGTTATACTCCGGTATTCCCTTTAATTTCGTGGTAAATTAAGGGGAAAAGTGATGCAATTAGTGGCCTTGATTTAGGGCCTGTCTCACCAAAAGTGGGGCAAGTCAGTAATGATTCACTCAACCCATGAGGAGAATTGTGGAATAAGCAATTATTTCAAATACTGGCGACATTCACAATATGCGGGAAAATCCTCAAGGTATAAATTACTAAGCTTTTATGGAAACATTAAAGTGGCGAGTGTTAATCACACTTGGTATAGTAAAAATATTTATATTATAGGACAATCCGCAGGTAGCGACCTAAGTCCATTATGTCAGGATATGGTTGAACCTCAACGACCTTACGTGAATGGGCGAGAGGCATTTGACAAATGCCAATGACCGCTTAAGATTAAGTCTAGACCCACTCGAGAGAGTGCTATGCCCATTTAAAAAGCATAGGAAGAATATAGAGCAAAATACTCTATAGTTATACTTTGGTATAATCGATGGCGCACAAGACGTTTTTTTAACTGGAACTCCTGAGATTACCTTCTGGAAAGTGTCATACAGAAGACATACGAACTTTAGCATGGAAAGTATCGAGCAGACCTTCAATGGTCAAGCCGACTTTGGTCGAAGAGTTACCTGCACTATCTCCAGAAATGGTGATTTGGTCTACAGAACATATTTACAACTTACTCTTCCAGAAATCAACCAGTCTATGGTTCCAACCTCAGGAACTTACAATGATGGTGTTTATGCCCGTTGGTTAGATTTTATTGGTGAGCAAATCATTGCCCAAGTTGAAGTCGAAATCGGTGGACAGAGAATCGACCGTCAATATGGTGATTGGATGCACATCTGGAATCAACTTACCCAGACCTCAGAACAACTTAGAGGATACTTCAAACTCATTGGAAACACCACTCAACTCACATACATCACTGACCCAACCTTTGCCAATGTCACTGGACCTTGTGCATCCTCAGGTGGTCCATCCCAAGTATGTGCCCCAAGAAACGCCCTTCCAGAAACCACTCTTTACATTCCTCTGTTATTTTGGTTTTCAAGAAATCCCGGGCTCGCATTACCTCTCATTGCCTTACAGTATCACGAAGTTAAAATCAACATTGACTTTAGACCTATTGGTGAGTGCTTATGGGCTGTCAAGACCCTTCAACCAGGATTCTCAGGTGTTGCCTCTGTATCCAGTGCTTATCAGCAATCCCTTGTTGCCGCATCCCTTTACTTGGACTATATCTTCTTAGATACCGACGAGCGAAGAAAGATGGCACAAAATCCTCACGAATATTTGATAGAACAACTTCAATTCACTGGAGATGAGAGCGTAGGTTCAAGTGCGAACAAGATCAAATTGAACTTCAACCACCCAACCAAGGAGTTGATTTGGGTTGTTCAGCCAGATGCCAATGTGGATTATTGTTCATCCCTACAAGCCGGTTCCGTTCTTTTCAAGACCCTTGGAGCCCAGCCATTCAACTACACTGATGCCATTGATGCACTTCCAAATGCCGTCCACGCTTTCGGTGGACCACAGGAAACCGGAGCATCAGGAACCACTGTAGGCGCTGGTTCAAACAACTTCATCACTGCCTCTGGTCTTTTCCAGATGCCAGGTGCAGGTGACATCCAAGGTCTTTCCACCACTTCAGAATGGAATGGAACCACCCAATACCAACCCTTTGATGCCGCATCAGGAACTGCCGTTTCAGGGTCATACGTATCCGATGCCGGAACCTTTGTTCTCGCTGAAACTGCTTTGGATATGCACTGTTGGGGTGAAAATCCAGTGGTCACTGCTAAATTACAGCTTAATGGACAAGATCGATTCACTGAACGAGAAGGTTCATACTTTGATGTAGTTCAACCATACCAACACCACACCCGAGCACCAGATGCTGGAATCAATGTTTATTCCTTCGCTCTGCGTCCTGAAGAACACCAGCCAAGCGGGAGTTGCAATTTTTCGCGAATTGACAATGCTGTTCTCCAGTTGGTGCTCTCCTCACCCACTGTCAGCGGAACTGCCACTGCCAAGGTCCGAGTGTATGCTGTAAATTATAATATATTGAGAGTTATGTCAGGAATGGCTGGAGTTAATTTGTCGTTTATTCGATTCTTTTTTATTCAACTAAAAAAGTTTTTGAATGGATTACAATATGGCTCAGAAAAACAACACGCCGCAAACAAACAGGCAATGTTTGCGGATAATTTCGGTTTGACTCCTGTAGTATTAGTCAGTTGTTAGTGAGGAATTGAATTCCTTGCAAGATTACTTGTTGTTCGGGGAACTCCTTAGAGCTTTAACTACGAAGTAGGTGAGAGAAATCCATCTATGGCCAAGAATAGAACTTGGGTATCGTAATAATGTTAAAGATTGGACAATCCGCATGGTTAAAACCTAAAGACGATTTATATGCTAGTCAATGGTTTGCCGTCAGAGACTGAACGGTAGTCGGTAGACGATGAAGGTGTAAGCAACCTGAGTCTGCTTAAGATACAGTCCATCCCAAAGGTGAAAATCTTTGGTAGTAGAGCGCCTATTCCAATTAAACAGATACATCAATATTGTTATTTTTTGTTATTAAATTATGTAAAATTTTTATATAATCTAAAAAAATTGAATGAAATTTACCATAAAATATACTTCAAACAATGAGCACAAATGAGGTAAATCGGTTACCACAAAATAAGGATTCGGGAATACAATGCACTCATTGTAAAGTGTATCGACTTGAAGAAAATTTTATAGGAAAAACAGGAAAAAATGTAAAACAATGTCTTGGTTGTAGAGAAAGAGACGATAAACATAAAAAAGAACCAGC